ACTAACCCCTTGACCGTCATCTTACCGATACTATACCCACACGGCGCGTAACCCGGCACCGGGATAGTTGTCTCCGCTATCGCGTCTTTGACCAAGCTAATAGGCTCCAGAATGCTCTCGTCCGGCGTGGTCACTGTTACGTCCGCTGTAATTCTGATTGTCGTTTCTAACATTTAAATCAGTCCTTTCTTATTGATTTTACGATTCTTCCGGAGGAACCTCCGGGCACCCATCCGCGTGATGGATACTCCCGTCCGTCTCGGTCACATACGCGACTCCCTGCGCGGTGTCGATCTCCATCTCCTGACCACATTTGCTGCATGTTACTATCATCATTATCACCTCACTATATGATTATAAACCGGTGTCGGGTCGAATATCCCGACAGTGTTGGCATCGCTGGGCATAAGGTTTGCAAAGTCCGGGTCGGCTGTCCGGGCAATGTTGGATAGACGATGTTTTCCGAAACGAGTGTTGAGGAAATTAGTAGAGCTACCTTCGCCTCCGATAGTACATTTTGTAAGATCGCTAGGTAAATTGGGGTTTGATATTGTTGCTGTTGCGTTTTTTATTTTACTACTCAAATTCCAAAACTCAACTACCGCTTCGCTTGTTGACCAACGGGCTTTGTAATAATATAAGCCATTAGGAGTTAGCGAGTCACTAAAATTAACTGGCGTGTACGCGACACTGTCACGTGTCTGAAGTGTCCAATATGCTGACGATGATTGATGCACTATCCTAATGCCAACACCACCTGTCCTTTCCAGCAGAAATATATGTTGATTTTGTCCACTGATTTGCCTTTTACTTACATCATTAATCTCCACAATCCCCTCAATCGTCCCCTCGGTCACTGATAACCCTGTAGTCGGCATGGTCAGGGATTCGGCGGCGCGGGAAGCGTCGGTAAATAGAGTACAATATGCTTTAGCCTCTGATTTTGGATGCCAGGCGATAATGTCAAGAGAGTCCTCGACGTTTGCGGTCCTAAATTGGATCTGAGATTCTGACGTCCCATTACCAGTCATACTTTCTAATTTACAAATTTTCGCTTCCCCCGAAGCAACCGTAACACTTTTACCGCCCAATACCGTCATTATAGTTACAGCTGTAGCTCCTATATTTTTAACATATACAGAAGTAGCCCTTGATGCTCCAGCCGCGGGAAGCTCTATGGCGTAATAGTATTTTAAAACGCTTGCCCCACTACTACTTTGTATCCTCGTTGCATCCTTCGCGCCCCATTCCGACACCGCTTGATTTTGCGTAAGTGTTACAGTTGCGCCGCTATAAGACAACCAACCTACAAATTTTTGCTTTGAGAGAGGGATTAGATTACTACTCGCCTCCTCCACCCACGTAACCCAGCCCACTCCCTTGACATACTCCAACCTCGGCAATCCCGGCAATGCAATCCTGCCCAGCGAATCATAAGCCTCAGACGCCCGGCTAAACGTCGCTCCCGTGATACTCGTCCTGCGCGGCGGTGATAATATCCTCATGTCAATCCCTCCTTAATCTGCGCTACTGTAGGCGACAAGCTCAAAAGCGCCTTGAGCAACTGCGCCATTGGCGTAATATAACCGGATATATCGACTATGGAATATCGCGTCGAAAGCGTACGGCGTACTTGCTGTAATAGCCTGGGTCGCGGTGGTCCGATAAGTTGCCCCATCTTTAGATTCCTCGACGTAAAACGTCCCGGCTTGATCGGCATAGACAGTCCCCGTTACGCGCCGCAAGGTCAAGCCGTCAATGGCTGATGAGGTGTAACTCCCGGACGCGGCTAAAGCAGTGCTGTAATCAACCTCAAGATTGCGGTAGACGGCTTGCTTGTCCGTCGGGATAACGATTCCGGCATCACTGATTTTAGCCGCTCCGGGGTCGGTCTCGGTCATGATTTCAGTCCCGCTTGAGTTGACCGGTGTCACGGCGTTAGTTGTCCCCGGCGTGGTCTGGTCTATCCCCACCTTGCCAATGACATTACTCCCTGCCGCAATAACCACAGCCCCCAGCGCCGTCACGACATCCGCTATCGTTTTAGGAGTACCCCCGACAATGGCGTCGCGTAAGGCAGTCAGGGCAATGTCGAGATTGGCAAGGGAGGCGTTAGCAGTCCCCTGCAAGGCCGCTGTAGCGTACCCGGTTGGCATGGCCGAAAGTACCGCCGCTAACGTTGTCTGGGTCGCGGGATCTGCTAATGCCGCCAATATCGCCGCCGCTGTCACCTGCGTAGCGCCCGCGCCCGTGTTGGTAACGATTGAGGCTAGAGCGGTGTTCCCCGCGTCTTGCTTGGCCTCCGTGGCGGGCGCGGCTATAAGTTTGGTAAGGATGTCAGCCAGGGTGGCCTGCGTGGCCGGATCGTCAAACATTAATCTGCTTCGCATCACGCATCCACCTCCAAGCCATTTATCCGGATTGCCAGCCCGGTGTCGGCCTCGGCCTGGGTGGTGATGTACTCGCCGTTGACAAGGTACAAATTAACGTCATCCAGCATCAAAGTATCGTTGGCTGGGATTTGCTTGACGCCCACCAACAGAGTAGCGCCAATCTTTACTTTGCAATATTTGGCCGTCGAATTTGCGTTGTGTATCCACATGCTGACAATGCTAAACACCTTGCCGGTCGCGGGGGTATAGTCGGCACCGCTGGACTGTACCACCGCCTCGGTCGTGGTTGGAACCTGCTCTAAAACTGTTTTACCCACCGCCATTAGATTCTACCTCCTAGAAGCTGGATTTCGTATTGGTCTTGGAGTGCTTGATTTTCAACCGTGCCGGAAAAAGTTACTTTATTGTTGACCGTATCTACCGTCATAACATCGGTGGTCCCGGCAGCGTTTTGAATCTTGATCGCTGTTTCGCCGTCGGCAACCGCCATAATCAACGGAGTTAAAATCTTATCGATGTTCAACCCCCCGGTAATAGTTTGGATAACACTGCTGATCAGTTTGACTCGTTTTAGCGCAAGAGAGATCGCTATCTTGTCCATCACGCCACCCCCAAAACCGTCACCGTCACAATTCCCGTTACCGCTGTAACCTTGGCGTAAAACGAGGTGTACCCGGACAAATCATCAAACTCCCAGATCTCGTCTGTAATCCCAGTTGTGGAAGCGGCTAAATCAATATCGCCGTCAGAAAGTACTTTGGAGCCCAAGACATAGCATTCAACACCGCCCGGACCGATTGCCTTAAACTCCACCGTTCGGACCGTAGCCGCGCCGCTAATACTTAAAATCAGTCTGTCCTTGCCAGCGATAGGATACGCAGCCCCATTGGCGGGTGAGGTTATAGCATTTTGTAGGACGGTCGCGGAAGAATCAGTCGAACGCCGTAATTGCGTCACTGGGTACGGTATCGGATCAGCCGCGTCTGGCAGCCGCTTATACTGCTGCGCGGTATTGTCGTAAACAAGCAAACCGCACTCTGCTGCCCGCTTTGGCGTTTCCGTCTGCTGGACCGAATTCCACATTGGGATATCGTCGTTGCTTACAACAGTGTCAATGGTCGTTTTGCCAGTGCTTTCAGTATTTACAATTGACATAAAATATCACCTCTTAACCAAAATAAATTTGTGCGATTGGGGCAACCGACACGGTTGTTGAAGTATCCCCTGTATTTTCTACAACTACAGACACCGTAAAAGTGCTTGTAACCGTAGCGGTAATGGCTAACCATCCGTAAACAGAACCGCCGGACGATGATATAATATTCGATGCCGTACTACCGATTTTTAAACGCACATTTCCATGTGGATTGTCTCCAACGGAGCCTACTTGTAATAGGACTTGTACAACTACCGTCACTGTCGCCGATGTAACCCCATCCGGCAGATTAACAGTAAAACTACTGCCATTAGTAGGGATTAATATATTAGCCCGATTTTTTAACCAGGCTGCGTTACCCTCAATCCGGTTAAAATCCCCCGCCCCCGGATTATCTGCTGCAACCCAATCTACTTTTGGCGTTTGATATGACATTACAACACCTTCTTCCCTTTCGTAGTCGATTTCAGCCCGCCCGACCAATCCAATTGATTACTGATAACCCAAAAGTCAGCAGTGGTTTTTTTGCTGTCCGGGACATTGATCCGATCCCCTAACGTCAGCGCCGGGTCGCCCCTCCAAGGCATATCTAAATCCCTGCGCGGATCTTTGCTTAATGCCAGACATTTATCTGCGATCTTTTGGGCCATAGCCTCAGTCTGGATCAATGGGTTATCGTCAATCTCAAACGTTTTTTTGCCATTGTCGCTAATACTATCCACATCTTGAGCAATTACAGCAACCTCGTTATCAACCGATAAAACTATGCCGGTGACGGTGATTAAAAATGTCCCGGCCACTGTCGCCCCACTTACCGTAATGTCAGCGCCATAGGGTCTATATACCGTACCGGTTATGCTTAACCCTGCCGGTAACGTCCCCCCGCTAACAGCCTCCAGAGCCGCGCTGCAATTAATTGCGATATTATCCCAGCTAACTGTAACCGTTTGAGTCTGCCCTATTGTCGTACTTACCGGGCTGTCGCTATCTGTCGTGTAGACGTCGCTCGCCTCGTCCGCCTCGACTAAAGGCTGGGTGGTAATTTGGATATAGTTGGCGAGCTCATCATAATTGGCCGGGTTGTCTTTATCGTCGAAATAATCATCTGATGTAATCGTCTTGTTGACCTCCGTCTTCTCGTCCTCTAAATAGCTCGGCCCTTCTATCCTTAAAATACCGTCCCGGTCCATATAGCACTGCCCCAGGCAAGCCTCGACGATCATCCGCAAGCATTCCCGGTGAGAAGTATCGTCCGGTTTTGCAATGGCGCAACCCCAGGGGACCGTGTAATCTTTGAGTTCCTCGTCAAGCCAATACTCTGCCGTCCGGAGTCCGGCGTCCGTCAAGACGTCAACTGCAAGGTCGTAAAGCGTCGTATTTTGCAGATACTCATCCGCCGCATAATTAGTATTGTCAAGCAATGACAGCCGGTCCTGGGCTACGACGTCGGCGTTTAGTTTCAACTCCGGTGCTGTCCAATCTTGAGTGTAAAAAGTCCCCAATAGCACCCAAACAGTTTCCGTCCCAGTTGTTTCCCGTTCGTACTGCAGGCAGATACCGGGGACGATTGCGGATATCATTTCGCTTCCGTTCGTGACTAAACCAAGCCAGGCAGTAACTTTGCGGTTAGGCTTGATCATTTGATATAATTTAGAATCACTATTCCCCGCGTCAAATTTACGGTCCCGGTTAAGGATTGACAGATCTAACTCATTGGCGCTGATGTTGCCGATTGGTAACGATCCGGTTGACACGTCCCGCTCCTCCAGCAGCGACAGGCTAAACAGATCCGCGCCTTCGTAAGTCTCGGTAAGGCGGCTGAAAAACTCCAGTATCTTGGCTTGCCGCCCCTCGTGACTCCAGCGCGTGAGTTCCAACGTCATTTTTTTGACACCGCTAACCTGGGCAATGTCCTTTTCCCAGGTGATTTCCGTGTTACCGGTTACAACTTCGGTATATAAGAGTACATCGAATGCATTATAGAGATAGATATTAAAATCCACTGGGTACTCTTTGCGGAGGCTGTCTCCGACAACCTTAAGCGCCGAAACGACGCGGGCGGAGAAGGTAACGGTTAGCTGTGGATGTATATTATGGTAATAAAGCTCACCGTTACGCTCCCAGGCCAGAAAAGATACTTTGCCGCCGCTCGTTATAATTGTTGGGTTTTTGTCAACGCTTGGATTATCGGTTAATTGTAATATTTCTTTCCAAATACCTTCATACAGCGATCCCAAATAGATACCATTATCATCAATGACATTTGCTTTGGGTAGGTATTTAGCTTTCAGCGTCCCGTTCTCCCGCCAAAACACCCACAAAGAAAGGCCGGAGAAACTTCCCCCGACCTCGCTGATTGGTACTGTCGATTCATAGATTTTTGTCGTTTTAACTATGTCCAAAGGGGATTGCCTCCCTTCATTTATGCCGCCTCGGCCCGGGCATAAGTAACCCTCGGCTGTAGCCTGATTTTTTTGGTGTCATCCGCCTTCGGAATCGGCGTCGGGAAACGCATGGCGATCTGGGCTAAGCTGCCATAATATGTTATTGGAAAACAAAATTCCGCTATATTTCCGTTGATGCTAGCCGGAAATTCAAACATAAATTCTCGGTAATAAGTATTTGATACATAGCTCACAATAGAATATAAAGTTGGAGAAACGCTTATTGGACTATTACAAGCTGTTTGAGTTGTACTTAGTTCGGCTATACCAGTCCCCAAACGAGCATTCTGACCATAGTTAGAACTATTTATGCTATCTGAATAAGCAATCCTATACAAACATTGATCTAAAATCAAAGATTGCACAGTATAAGTAATGCCATCGACCGCAACAGTGTTTTCAGTTGGTATATCGGATGTCCTAACAACATGCAGATAATAAATAATGGTCATCGTATCATCGGACGTTTTTTCAACAGATGTCGGATTTCCTTCGCCGTCTTTAAAAAGCATCCGGCAAAAAACATTTGATCCGGAACCACTTGTCCAACTCATGCCTAATTCTGTCCATGTACCAATAGCGTCACTAAGACCAAATTCAAACTGCATTTTAATATATCTGTCATTCTCGGAACCCAGAGCCGTACTATAAGAACTATAAAACTTGTATGTCCCATAAGTTTCAAGGGTCGTGTCTGAGGATGTCGGCGTAGTCGTCCCCGTCCCGAGTTGGCAATTGTTAATTCTCGCTAATATAGTAGTTGCATTGGCCGCCAAATGTTGTAATCCAACATCAGTAATGACATTTTTAAACTTTAATGCCTGAGTAATAACCCCATGACGTTTTTTAATAACCTCGATCTCCCCGTAAAAACCCAGTTTGGCTTCGGGTTCCATCGTCAAATACCTCGGCAAATAAATCATTGGAAACGGATAAGCTACTTGTAATTTCATCAAAACCCCTCCTCAAGGCGTAAAGAATTCAAAATTCTGTAATGACGCAGTTAACTGAAACGGATCGCTGAATTCGTGCGGCGCGGATAACACAACCCTGTTTAGCATTGCAGACAGCTCGAATCTGTCATCGTTAAAAATGTATGGCGCGACAAGGATTATCTTGTTTAACATTGCCGCCAACTCAAAAAATTCGTTATCTATCTGCCCCAACATGAATATTCTTAGTGACTGCAAGCTCGCCGCCAGCTCGAAACCGTCATCCTGCACTGAGTAAGTAGTGTATTCGCCATTCTCACCAAACACAAAAATCCCGGTCCGGTATTCAATACCCGAAAGGCTTGCCCCTAGCTCAAACTTATCGCTGCCGAACTCGAACGGATACATCAAATTGCTGTAAGCGTTATACAGCTCCCCGCCCCCGGCAGTCGGCGCAAATGAATAGCTAATCAATACCCGACCGTCCGGCATTTCCGCCGCCCAAACACCGGTTATCGCGCCGCTGTCGGGAGTAATCAGGATCTCTGCATACTCGCCTTGCTTGCGAATGTAAAGCGCCCCGGCGTTGACATACAGATGGTAAAAGTAATCGCTAATCCACAGCGCCTCAATGCAGGTCCCCGTCCCAATCTCATCCGTGATTGACTCAATGCTCAAGTCCTCCAAGTATTGCTCCCGGTAGCAGTATACTTTGCCGTCTGAGCTAACGTAGGCCACGTGCGGCAGGTCTAATTGTCCCTCGTAGGTGGACGGCTCGAAAATTAGCCTGGGACGGCTTGCCCCCGCTGTCGATATCGTCCGCAGGAGGCTTGTGACGGCCATTGTTGTCTGGTCAATGATTGCTATTTTGATATAGTTGCCGTCTATAAACACCAGGTAGAGTGTGTCATTATGCAAACAAAGGGACGGGTAACTGCCTGACTGGTCAAAGTCCGCGCCGACAAACGGCGGGTCAACGTTACAGGCAAGAAACTTACCCCCCGCCCCCGCTATACTTTTACCCCACCATCCCATTTCATTATTTACTGCCGCGTCTGCTGTATCCGGACATAAATAATGAGTGCCATCCAGCGCCCATGATCCGTCCAGGCTTGCCCATTTTTTAGTTGGCGCCTCAACGCCATTTGCTACCTGCTGATTTTGCGTAATATAGGCATTTTCGTTGGCGCTGACCGTAATTGACGTGTCCGTCTCCGGGGCGCTGTAGTCGATTACCACCTTGCCTAATATCTGCCGTTTTTGCGCCAGGATGTTGTTTTTGTATTTGGTTGGTACTCCGTACAACTAAATCACCTCTAAACTGACCGATATATCCATAGACTAGATACACTCCAGCATCACCGACACCCCGGACCACAACCAACCGCCTGCAATCATCTCCCGCGTCCCCGGTGTCCAGGTCATTTTAACTTCTGTAACCGTCTCGACACCAAGCCGATTTACAACTGTCAAAGTAAGATTTTCGGCCAGATTGTAAAGTGCCTCTAATATCTCGTGGTCATCGCCGGTCATATATTCGTAGTCAATCTGATAGTTGATATATCGCCGGATGATTTCCTCGACAAGTTTACCGGACGCGACACGCTTGGTAACGCCTTCTTCAACCGGCGTAGGCGTGACTGTTCGAGAACCAGAAGGGAGCAGAGTAGTATTTAGGTAGATATCTCCCGGCACCATGGGATCACCTCGTTTCGGGTAATAAAAAACCGCCCGGTTAAGAGCGGTAGGTAAATTATGTTGGGGTTAAAGGTTTTTAAAACGATTGTATTGCCGAAACCAATCCCTTATCAAAATAAACATATTGGTCTCCATATATCCATTGCTCACTTTTCCCGGAGGCAATAATCGTACTGTTTACTTTTTCTGGTTTCCCCCAACTCATTAAAACCATGTCTTTGTTCATTCCTATAAATATTTCACATTGCTTAATCGCATTCCAAGTTTTTTGAGTCCATTTCGGATGCAACTTTTTAGGATCTAAAAAACTCCAAGATTTGTTAAACGGTCTTAATAAATGATTACTTGTATCATTAATTAATGAATATGATCCATCCCAAAAAATTAATTTACCGTTTGCCCTCTTTAAGGCGAACCTTAAAGGCGCATAATCATTAAAACTTGGTTCTACATTCATAACGTTAAGCTTTTCTAAATTAGAAATATCAAAGTCAGCAACTTCCCCACTTTTTTGATCAATAATATAAGTTAAAATTCGTATATGTGGATCTGACCATATTGTTTGACCAATATACTTTTTTGCATTATCTAATTCAGATTTAAAGCAAACGTCATCTAAAGTTCCCCCTATGGCTTTACAGTATAGCATAACGTTATCGTCAAGTTTTAAAGAGATTTCAGGACTATCCGTATCACCTACTTCAATTATTTTTGCTTGTTTTCCAACAAGATCTTTATATGGTATCGAATAGTTTACCATGTCGTTTTTCTTATAGGTGTAAAAATATCTGTATTCTTGTAAACTAGGCGGTTTTGCTAAAAAAATAACATCTTTTCCGATCCAGTCTTTAGGCCCTTCACTTTCGGCCAAACAAACTCCGACTAATACAAAAATCAATACTAATCCTACAAACCATTTTTTCATAATAAAATTCCTCCTTATTAACTTTTCTGTTAATTTCGGTAATAAAGAGGAATTTCCTTTATTTTTTTCCTTTTCTTCTATCCTCGCTAACTAAAATTGGCTGAATATCCCTGGCAAATTTTTTAAGCCCGGATTTATCAACATATTTTCCTAATTCATATGTATGGTAATGATTTACAACAGTCGGACTGCTGGAGTTGGTTGTTCTATTATCGTTATTGACGGTTTGATTTTTTATAATCCCCTCGCCGATTTTCGCAAACACCTCATCGGACAAAGGCAGAACAGCTTCCGGGTAAGCGCCCTCACCAATTAGATTGACTGAAGGGCCGGTCGTCAAGCCGCCTTCGGCAAGTGCGGAAACACCGAATTTTAAAGCTTCCAGCGCCGCCACGGCGGGCCAAACTTTACTGGCAACAGTAGCAAGAGAAGCTAAGGATGATCCGAAACTCCACCACGAATCAGCATAAGCAATGGCCTCCGCCGCGATAGCTTTGGCGATAACCTGCTGCTCAATAGTATTGATAATTGAGATTAACAAATTTTGTAAAGCTTCACCGATAGTCGTACTTCCGTCACGGATAGAATCGGTAAAGGAAGTAAATGTTTGCGCCATTTGCAAGCCAGTTTTGTAATATGAATTCTCTTCGTCCTCATAAACTTTTAAGCGTTGTTTAGCATAAAAATCAATTATATCGGTTTTTTCTTGCTCGGTTAATTCAGTCTGTTTGAGCTCTTTACTTTCGGCTGTGTCAAGAGCTTTTAGCCTGTTGTCATATTCATCGTGTGTAAGCTCATAAAGCCTATTTGAATAATTTTGAGCCCTCTCAAGTAATTCATTTTGATGATCTAAAGCTTTTTTAACCTCGGCGTCTCCTAATTCTTTTCGCCTTTGGGTATAATACGCTTTGATATCGGTCTTAGCTTTTTCGGTCAGATTTTCTTTATTTAATGCTTCTTCTTCCGCTTTGTTAAGATTTTCTAATTCGTTATGGGTAATTTCAAAAACTTTGTCCGTCCAATCCTTTTCATTGTCGGCCAATTTTTTGGCTTCTTCATTGGCAAGTTCAGTCCGCTTTTTAGCCTCACTTTTAGCAAGATCAGAACGCTTTTTGTCATAATAGGCGACAACATCAGCTTTTGCTTTTGCGGTCATGTTGGCTTCGGACAATGCTAATTCTTCTTCGTGATTCAGCTTCTCAAGTTCATTATGGGTTTCATTAAATAGCTTCTCACGCCATTCTTTTTCATTGTTAAGACGTTCCTGCGCGGCTTGTTTGGCCTTGTCATTGGCTTCTTTGGCTGCCTGCTTCTCCGCCGCTGTCTGTTCTTTGGCCTTTTGGGCTTTTAACCCGGCTTCCAAAGTACCATATTCTCTTTGGATTTGTAACTTTTGCTCGGCAGTCAATTTGGTATTCGCTAATTCTTTAGTCTCAGTATCCTTAAGCATTTTTAATTTAGTCGCATAATTAGCTTTTTGGAATTCAGCGGAGGATGTCAAGGCTTGTCTTTCCTGCTGCATCCGTTGCTCATACGCCGCAAATATAGCATCTGACATTGTTTTATTTTTATTTTTAACAATTTTTGTTAAATCGTCATAATGCTGCTGATAGGTCCCCTTCATCATAGCGTTAAAATTCGCATTAGCTGCTAATAAACTAGCCTGTCTTTCTTTTTCAACCGCTGAAATTGCCGCATTAAGCCCCTTACCCCACCCCGGAATCCAACCAGTAAAAGTATTCAGGGCTTTTAGTGCTTCTCGCACCATTGTCCAGACAGAAGTTTCCAAACCTTTCCAGGTGCTATTAAGAAATGCAAGTAGCCGATCCCAAGCACTCCTTATATGCGCTGCGACCACTTGATTGGTCGAATCCAGGTATTTGATCCCAGCCGACAATAACCCTACCGCGCCAATAGTTATGCCTATGGCGGGATGTATTTTTGACAAAGCCGGAATAACCATCGTTGTTATAACCCCAGCCAATAGCGTTAATACCCCGGTAAGAGTTACCCCAACGGTAGCCGATTCCCTGACAGGTTTTGGAATTTTATTAAACCATTCTACCGCTGATTTAAGATTATCGGCCAATTTTGCTGTATATGGAATCAGAGTTGAGGCTATTTGAGTTCCCAATCCTCCAACCCCCGCCTTTACTGCCGTTATACTATCGTCGAATTCCTTCATCTTTTTGACGGAATCTTCGGACATTACAATCCCAAGTCGTTCCGCCTCTTTTTTAAGCTCTTCTATTCCATCGCGTCCCATGTTTAAAAATGGAACTAAATCAGCGCCGGACTTCCCAAAAATCTTCATGGCTATTGCTGACTTTTCAGACTCGTTTGACATCCCCCTGAACTTTTCGGCGACATCCAACATCACGTCCGAAGAATTGCGCAGGTGCCCGTCCGCCGTCTGGACGTTAACGCCGATATCTGAAAACGCCTTCGCCGCTTCGCCCGTCCCAGTGCTTGCGTCATACATGTTTTTGGAAAGCTTGGTTAATCCGTTTGCTAATTGCTCCATTGACGCATGTTCCTGCAATGCTGCATAACCCAATTTTTGCATTTCTTCCCGGCTGACTCCGGTCTGTTTGGAATATTTATCAATCTGCGTTCCAACCTTGCTAACCGCAACCACTGTTGCCGCCATAGCCCCGACAATAGTCCCGCCAACCGCCAGCATAGTTTTGCCAACCGCTTGCATGGATACACCATGATTTTTAACTTCTCTGCCGAACTTCTGAGCGTCTGATGTTACTGATTTATAAACTCCTTGGAGCTGGGAGGAGTCCCCTAAAAATTTTACGACTAGATTTTTGCTGATCGCCACTATCGATGTACCTCCTTCCCACCACCGTACAACGCTTTAAACTTTTTCAAATCCGGCTTGTTTAAATCCTGGCCCGGCACGTGTTCGCCTTGCGTCAATACTTCGGCCATGCATTCGGCCAGCATTATAAATTGATTCTCGCTGATTTCATCTGTGAAATACCGGACTGGCTGCCCATAATAGGCACATAGTTTTGATATAACCCTGCAAAAATTCAGGTCTACTTTTTCGCCGCCTTTTGCAGGGCCATTGCGTTTTTTAGGTATTCCTCTTCTTTTTCTCGCGTTGGCTGGAGGATAAAATCAAAAATCTGGGTGAAAGTGTCATTAGTTAGACAATGTTTTATCCATAATTTAGTAAAAAAGGGCCGACATGATTTAAAAGCATCGGCGACAATATCAAGAGAGATCCGCGATAATAATTTTTGGTCTTTGTTGACCCAGGCGGAAACAAAAGCATAATATTTTGCTCGCATTTGCTGGGCTTTTCGAATGGAAGGATTAGGGATAGCTATAACAATGTCTTTGGCTGGCAAAAAAGGCAGGAACGATCTCCTGCCCTCTGCCAATATAACAATTTTTCGGGGTTCATCCATTGCTGTATTGATGGTCAAAACGTCTGACATGGTCGGCCTCCTTATAAAAGCCCCAAACTTTGATTTGTAACTGCAAATTCTCCATGATAAAACAAAGCGGATTTGTCATAAGCAAATGCCGCCTCTTTTTCTGTTTCAAAAACTCCAATGTTTATAATTCCTTGTAAAGCTCTAATGCGTGCCGCCCATTTGTTTCTTTTGCGGCTAACACCTTTATATTTGTTTTCTCCTTTTGCCCTTTTTCCTTGGTTCCAACAATTTTCTTGATGGAGACAAGCTCTAAGATTCAACCGGCAACAATTGCTTGGCTTTCTATCTCTGTGGTCGATAAATTCATTTTCTTTGGCACTCATAATAAAACGATGGAGTAAAATAGCTTTTCCTTTTATAGTGGTTGTCACGTATCCGGTGTTTAACCTTGTCCAAGTATATTTATTTATTTTATCTAGATCTTGTTTGTCAATTAAACCGACTAGATTTCCTTTGCCTCCATAAATTTCGACCGTCCCACCAAAGAGTTCCACAAATGTATTTTTGGAAATTCTATCATAGCCTAAGCCGCACCCACAACTTTTGGTATTGTGCCTTCGAAGATTATCTGACGAAACGACCGTTTCTTTCCCACAATCACAAACACATTTCCACAATATTCCCCTACTTTTATTTCTGCCTGCTTCGCCAATAACTACCAAGCTCGAAAATCGTTGACCTGTTAGATCTACTTTCGACATTTAACCGCCTCCTGTAATTTTTAAGGAGTGACGCAATGTCACTCCTTATCAGTTATTAAATGTTAAACCGATTGACTATCATAAATCTCGAACAACTGGTCACCTACGCTGCGAGTAGCGTCTTTATACCCGGTAAATTTGATGGTGTTCTCCCAGGCTTTTCCTTCGTCATCAGCGGGGAAGTCAATGCTGATTCCTTCCGAATTTTGGGCCTTGTAAATGGTAATTCGGAAAATTTTCCCATCTTCATCGGTATTGGTCAACCGAACCACCTTAGAGCTAATATTAACATTACCGCCCGAGGTCATGATTACCGCCGCGTTCGGCGTGTAAGTATAGTCGGCAGTGATCGCGGTAGTTTGTGCCGTCACCGGGACAATGTAGGTATAACCAACAAGACCATTAGAACCATCTCCGACATAAGTCCGATAATCGGTATTTAGAGTTAACGCGCTCCCCGCGGCTTTGACCGCGATCCCGGTTACAATGGTATCGGCTCCGTTTTTATGGGTCAATCTAAATGGCGTCCCGACCGTCCATCCGGTCCCGTGTCCTTCGGCGGTTATCGCAACCGGATCACTAGCCACCACCGAATACTCATCGATACCCCCCCGCGCCTGCTGCAAGATGTTAAGATCAATCTCCAACATGGTAAAATCGACCTCGCAGGTTTGCTCTTTAACAAGGGTTTTAATTAATCCACCATTATCACTGATTAAATCTTGTTTGGTCATTTTTTCAGACCATTTCGCGGCGTTTCCAGTCCCCAATGATACTAAGCTGGAAACACTATCGCCAACTTCAACTTTAACGCTTCCAACTCTAATTGTTTTTTCACTTATTACTGGCTGTTGATAAGGCATTTTTACATTCCTCCTAAATTTTAGTAATAAAAAAGCACCTCGAAAGGCGCTTAATTTTGGGCATTAAAAAACCGCCTTGTTGGGCGGCTAAAGCTGTTCTCCGAACTTTCCTATCACTAACTCTTCGTATTCCAGATCTTTAAACCCATGATTTTGTATAAGCCAACTTTTGAATAGCTCTCCAAGATTATCCCCCTGATAGTTATCGTGTTTTAATATTTTTTCTGCTTCTAAAACCGAATGCCACCAGGCTTCAAATTCATCGTTATTTTGCCAACACGTTTCCTTGATCCCATACTGATTGCAAAATTCTTGGTAATATTCTTTTGGATTTACGTCGCCAATTAAAAGACCATCTACCGTGCAATGCTCATATTCCCCTGTTGAAAGTATATAAATTTTTTCCATGCTTATACCTCCCTAGTATATCCCGTTTTTTTTATTAGTGGCTGGCGGTTGGGAAAACCGCTTTTCGGGCGCGACCCTAGCCACATACTTATTATACCCGATATGTAACTTTGACGTCAATCGCACAATTCCAGAGACTTGTTCCATCCTCGTAAATTGGGGTCATATCATCGTATGCTCCCATTATTATTTGTACACTGTCCAGCGCCCCGGAAAACCCATCTAAGGCCGCATAGGTTAATTCAGCCATTTGTCTGGCCTCTCCGTATTTGGTTGAAAAATTGTTAATCTGCAGTCGGGGCCTCGGACATCCCAGCCGCTTCATATCAGGCGGATCGGAAATGAGAAACACAGTTTGATATGGAGCCGTCCATTTTTGATCGGCTAACCCCTGCTGACAATGCCCGCCGTGGATTGCCTTTAATGCCGCATAATCAGCCAGATAAGCCGCAATAATTGATTCAATTGGCTTCATTCGTCACCCCCTAAGATGTCACCCAAGTCCTCGATGTCTTTGATGACGCTTTCGCCCCAACCCTCGGCATAAACTTCAGCGGCTTTTTGCGTGGCCTCGTTTTGCTTCTCGTCAAAAGCGGGGCGAAGCCATGCCTTGGGCTTGGATCTGCTTGTGCCGTTCTCAACAAAATGGCCATACCATCCATTGTGCTTCGCTTTCGGGCCAACTTCGGGGCCGATTACAACCAATTGCTGACCTTTTTCTTTGGGCTTAAGCGGTTTAATTTTGAGTGATTTTTTAAGATTTCCGGATTCGTGATCAAAGTTGCCATCCTGTGATACCGGGCAAGCTTCCTTTGCCGCTTTCAAAATAATCCGCCCGCCTGACAGAGTTGATTTTCTGAGTAGTTTGGCGTCATTTTTTTCGCAAGCATCCATAAAATCGGTTATCGCTTCAAGCCCTACTAATGACATATCAAACATTCCAGCCATTAAATCACTTCCTCGCATTCTAACCATGTTTCCCGGTTCGCTTCTTGGGGATTGATAACCGTCAGAATGTCAAACTCACGGGTTCCGTAAAAAACTTTCATGGTTGTATCAAGTCCGACATAATGCCAAAATTTAAACAGTCCGTTCCACTGGGCATTAGTCTTTTGTGAGGCCCAGAACTCTCCGCCCGAACTGATTTCAATTTTTGCCCATGGACTAAAAAGTATCTCGTAAGTTGGGACGTTGTCGCCGTTATCGTCTTGAGCATATCCTGTAATATGTTTGATAACAATTTTCTGCGTCATTTCTCCCGGTTTTGTCCATATCATGACGCTGCCTGACTTTCTTGGAGTACGGTGGCTTCAAGTTGCCCCAGCATACCGATAATCCCCAAGCCGTTAGCCGTTCCAATCGTAGCGGGATCGGTAAACCATTGAGAGAGCAATGCCGCCGCTACTACTTTAGCAACCGGATCAATCGTGGTATAGGTGGTAGTCAAAGTCCCCCAATCTCTTCCGGTCGCCTTTTCGATATACGAATCAACACCCGGTACTAAAATACCAGTCACCTTTTCGGGCATCTGTGCAACGTCGGAATAGTTTAGGGCTTGCGCTGCTTCGCTGGCAGTCAAAATTGCCATTTAAACCACATCCTTAAACCAGCAGGTAAATATCGACGATTGAGCCGTTTAATGTGCTATACAAATCAATTGTATTGGATTCCAATAGCGTCGCGCTAACTGTAACGGTTGGCGCAGTGGACTCTTTGACATTGGCAAGATAAGTATTTAAAACGGTATTGTGCGCCAATTTATACGGCAACCCAAGCACTTCACCAAATCCAATCGCAGTAGTCGCCCCGGTTCCGTCATGCGCCGGAATAGTAATGCTTGTAATGGTAGCAAATGCCTTACTTCCCGATACAGTCCCGGCAGTATCGACAGTAAACGCCGGTAAGGTTTCGGTGATAATTTCGCCGTTGTAATTCGTGCCGGTTACAATTACTTGAACGGCTTTAATGTCTCCAGCAGTACCCCCGGCAGTTGCAGTAATATTGCGTGGCGTTCCAGGGCTTGTAATGGCCGTGGTTAATACATCGTTAGCCGCAGTTTGTCCGCCGGAAAACGCTACCGCCGCAGTTTCACCCGTGGCAATCGCCGCGCTATTCCAGTTTCCCCCTGCTGCACAAGTCACGCCAGCAACGGACACGCCGCCAACGGTTGATAACGCGCGGATCGCCGCTTGAATAAGCGTAGCAGTGTTATTGGCCGCTGTCGTGTCGGCAAGGGCGATAGTAATGACTTTTGTGGTGTCGTTTTTGCTAACCGCCAACGCATCATCAGCGGCGGTCGTTAGCAAAATACTTAATGCGTTTGCCGCAGCCCCGATGGTCGCTGGTATCGTGGTTGTTAAAATGTCTGTAATGGCCGTTGCAGCTTTGACCGCGCAGGTTGCCGCGATAGCCGGAGTAGTACAGGCAAACGCCGCATGAATCCCATCGGTGTCGGCTACAATAGCATTTGCGGCGGGAATTTGATAATGGGCGATAAAAGCGCGATCAACATCAACATTCCCATCAGATTTTAACATCCCATTTTCGGGATCGAATCCTGGTCTTGACATTTTTATTCCTCCTGTTTTGTTTTTTTGGTCTTTTTTGGTTTCACACAGTCACAAGGTTCAAATTTTTCAGTTAATAGTTCATCGGCAAACATAATTAGTTCTTTGCCGCAATCACACCCGCATATAAACCTTGCCCGGTTTCCTCGTTCATTTCGGGTTCGGCCAGTTACGGTTAAAGTACCTATTTTTTGTCCGATTAAAGTATGGATATTGGCCATTTTATTTCCCGGCATTGGTAGGGCATCCCGAAAGACACCCCGCCATCACCCGCTAAATTAAGCGCCTTTCTTAACGATTACTACTCCATTCGGATCTAAGAGCTTGCCGTCCATGATTAAAATGGCTTTATCGACATATTGGTTGGTATCGTGATCTAAATATCGAAACATGGTCATTTGCATATTAGAGTTGATAGCATAGTTTTTAAGATCCGCATAAATCGCAACTACGTCGCCGGTTGAAGCGTCATCGTAGTTTGCGATCACATCGTCCTCAACTTCGATAACCTCTTTGCCACCAAAACGCAAAACCGGGCCGTCGGTAATCCCATAGTTGACTCGGCCAATCGGTTGACCATTAGAATCAACCATGCCGTCAATATAGCCCTCAAAAGTGCCGGAGGCCATTAAAAATACCGCTCCGGCTTTATAGCCCAGCGGCATTTTGGCAAACACGTTTTTCTTCCAACCGCTCCAATCGACAAAATCGGACGCGGCCAATGTTATAATCTGTGTGGCCGGAACGCGGGTATCCAAGGTAATCCCCAGACATTTTCCGCTTCCGTCACCGGCAATAATTGCCAAATCTAAAGCTTTAGTCATGGCCTCAACAATCAGATCGATAACAGTGCTTTCGAACATTGGTAAAGTCACAGTATCGGCCAATAAAGAGGTTGCTACTTTGCATTCCAAGCCATAATAACTAAACGACACATTAGTATTGGCGGTAATTTTTTGCCGTTCCGAAACCGCCGCCTCACCAATCCAAGTTGCGGTTGGTTTCAAAGACAAAATCGGGACAGTCAAACCGCCCTTAATTGCCAGCTTACGGACACGTGCATAAACCTGACCATAAGAAGTTACCTTTTTGATGATCTCGTTTAAGATCGTGGTCGGAATGACCGCTGCAGCATCCGAAGTACCGGTATAAGCATCCGAACGCAGTTCTGGAACTTGTTGCCCGGTTTTGCAATATTCCATAAACGCTTTTCGATATTCGATGGTCGCATAGCGATCTTCCGGTTCGGCAGTGCGTTGCTGAGTTTGGACACCTGTCAAAGCCGACATCGGGTTAAACGAGCTGCCAGCAGCCCGAAGTTCGCCTTGCGGTTTTAATTCTTCGCCGCGTCCCTCTGGTTTGTCGTCAGGTTTCTCGGCTTTTTCGGCTTCAAAAATGGCGAACCTGAAATCTGCAATTTCATCCTGCAAGCCGTTACGCTCAATTAGCAATTTTTGAAGTTCTTTAGGTTCTACAGTGGCCATGATTTCTTTGTCAATCGCGGCTACTCTTTCTTCTTTTTGAATTACTTTTTCTTGCATTTTTTTCTTATCCATTATTTTTTCCTCCTATAATTGTTTTTTTAAGATTTTGTATTTCAATTTTGATTCTTTGCTCGTTCAAGCTCTCCAGCTCTTTGACTCGGGCACTCTCCAGCTCCCGTTTGGCGCTCTCCAGCGTTTCTTTGCCACGCGCATTTATATCAGTCCCGTCGTAGGCGGGAAATGACACCGCAGATACTTCGTATACTTTGGAAATGTCCTTGATTGTTCGGGTTGGCGTGTCAGAATCTAAATCAGTCCATTCCTCATCACGGACATTAAAAATAAAAGACATCCCAGTAATATCTCCCCTACTAACCGCACTATAAAGTGACTTGGAATCAGCGTTGTTTTCGGTGTCAAGGTTAGCCCTCATGCCTAGCCCTTGATCATCGACCTGTAACTGCAGGGTAGAATTAGCATTATTATTGCGGCTCCGGGCAAGCGGAATTTTTTCCAAGTCATGGTTAACGCTGAATAAAACATCTTTAAAATCTGTCTTGTCAAAGGCGCCACGTTGGATAATCTCTTTGTACCAACCACCGATATTAGTTTCCTGACCAAACACCGCCGCGTGACCTTCGATTGTGCTGCCGCCCTCATCGGCTTTTAAATCGGGCATAGAAAAAGCGCGGAATTCCGCGCCGTCTTTAAGTTTGATTGTCATTTTGTTTTGGTTCCTCCTTTTTAGTTGGTAAACGCAAAAAAGAACGTGCTAAGCGCTCTTCCGAACATTGTTCTGTTTGAGATAATCATCATAAAACATCCATTTAAGGGGCTCTCTGGTTTCTGGGTGTTTACCGGCAGACTTGCGCTGATTACGGCAACAGCTACCGACGCGCCGCGCCCCATATTTACAAACCGCCGAAGCTATGGTATCAAACACCTCCTTTGTATTGATACAAATTACCTTTCTTGCGCGATAATGTTTCGCTCCACTATGTGCCACGCTCATTTTTCTTTTAGTTTTTTCAGATGCTTTTTTGCCTTTTTGAGCATTACTAATATTTTTTCGGGATTCTTCTGAAAGGTTTTCGACCCTGTGAGATTGACTTATTTTATTTTTGGTTTCTTTTGATAAATGTTTTCCCCAACTTGGATGTTTTTCTTTAGCCAATAATCCTTTGTGCGAATTAACCAATTTCAATATGGTTTCTTTAGAATGATGCGTTCCCAGCATTGGATGTTTGTTATTCTTATAATAATTTTTATTAAAAAGACTTATTTTTTCTTTTGCTTCTTGTGAAAGATGGTTTCCATAATTGCCGTTGCTGGTTCCCTTGGAAGCTTTGCTTATTTTTTCTTTTGTCTCTTTGGAAGCAACAGTTCCCTTGCGTGATTCGCTCAACTTTTTTCTGACTTCATCTGTATATTTTTTGCCAATTTCGCCTCCGCTAGTGAGGTTATACCCGAAAATATCATCCATGGAATTATATTTGGCGATTAATTCCCGTTCTTTGTTTGCCGCTTGTTGTTCAGTTAATCCTGTTAAAACAATTTCGTGTTCGAACCCGTTCCATCCGTATTTTTTAATCGCATTAAAGAAATGAATACTACCATTATAATTTTTCCCTCCACCCCATCTGCGATTAACCTTTTGACAAGTAATTCCAATATAAACCTTGCCATTTATTTTATTCCGATGAATATAAACCGTCCATGTTTTTTCGTTAAGCACAACAAAGTCACTCCTTTGTCAGCGGTTGCTTTTTATCTGATATTTAATTGCTATTATTTATCGTTTGTCTTAGTCGTTTTTGATCTATTCATTTGGTACTCGTCGGCAATTTCGCTGGAAATGTGATTAAGGCTAATTGTTCTAACATCGCCACCTTCAATTGGAGGATACCCTAAAATGTTAAGTTTTTGATTGATCGTAAGTAAGCCCTGATCGCCAGCAATTTGAATCAATTCAATTTTGCTTTTAGTTGACAAATACATTAATTCTTTGTAGTAAAAAACTATTTCATTGCCATGGGCCGCTTCTGTTGAAGAAAACAGCGTATTACTAAACGCTTGATTAAGTGAAAGTATTATTGGTTCGAGCGTTTTCTCGTAAAATGATTGTGCTTGAATTTCCGCAAAATCGCCGTCTAAAATAGCAGCTGACACCCCAAACCAGCGAAGGATCTTATTCTCCACAAATTTTAGCGTCTCGGCGTCAATCGTTTTGGCGTCAATATTAACTGGCACAAAATCGCCCTTAAAATCCATTGGAACGATACCGTCGCCTTTAGCTATAGCATCCATAAAGCTCTTACGTTCCGCCTCACGCTTGTCACCATCTAAGACCGTATTAACCTTTAAAATGCCCTTAATGCCTTGGCTAATGGCAATGCTCGCCGCCGTCCCGGTCAGTATCGCGTCATTAATCCTAAGCGTAGATAATAATGCTGTATTGTCGACATTACCCGATATGCTGCCGCCTAAAATGTCATTGATGGAATATTTTTTTCGCAAATGAATAACATCAGCATAAGGTAGGGTCGTGTTTTTACCGCTACCGAATGTCATCTTTATAAATAATTCCCCGGCTCCATCCTCTAAAAAATCAACTTGGGTGGGGTTAAGTGGCCAAAACCCTGTATAAACTCGGCTTTTTAATCCCCGCGCGTCGGTTACAATGTCATAAGTCGGATAAATAAATGCATTGGAATTTAAATATAATGTCCAAATTACTTTCTCAATAAAATCCTTAATGTTCATAAGTTTATTCGGCTTTTTTAGCAGTCTGTTAATGGTATCCGTTGCCGGTTTTAATAGCTTGCCGGTCGCCGGGTCGCGCCTAATGTGTCGCGGCTGCAATTTGCTTAACTCTGACGCGATACAGTCTACACATTCGTTTACAATGTCATAGCTGTAAATATTATTTCCATATTGACTAAAAATTGGTGTGTTACCCGACAACATTTGAGCATACTGCAAGCCGCCCGGATCTTTTTTAAACAAAGCATCTAATAGCAATCAATCACCCCCTTGTCGCTTGCTTTTTGGCAATCAAAAAGGCCATTGCAGCGAAACAAAGGCCCAATATAATAAAACCAGCCGGAATGTAAATTAAAAATACCCCAAGAATCAGAAAAGTCATACCCGCCAATAGGAGCATGACATCAATCCAATTTTTTACAAACTTTTTCATTAAATCACCTCAACTATTGACGTAAGCTAGATACTCGTTTTTATAAATTTGAAATCCATATAAACAGTTAACCATAGTGGCAACTCCATCAATTTTTTTATCCGGTTTCGGCTTACATGGCATAATTCTATATTGCTTGTCAGTTGCCATTGCGACGTTGCCAAGGCACCAACGATCTATTGGATTGTTTTGATAATTAATGTGTTTGCTTCGCAAATCAGCTCCCAACAAATTAAACGGGTTTGATAATGTATTGAAATTTTGTCTAACCATTTCCATGGTTGTTTGATCTACATCATTAAAAACCTCCTCCATTTCTTTGACCCAAAATTTAGCTAAGGCGTTATCATAAAATATCTTATAGGGGCGTAGCTTGTATTGATTGAAAGTTTTAACAAACCATTCAGTAATCAGCGAAAAATCGTTGTCGTTCCCCTCCGATACCGTAACCATCCCTTGTTCTTTCCATTCACGATAATCCTTGCCATCGTCTTTGATATCAAGTTTGGTTTCGGGAATAAAATATTGAGTTAGCATATATTTGATTGTGTCGCCTCGTCTCATAAACATCAAACGAGCATTACAAAGATCAGTTGTCAAAGCCAAATCAACGCCGCCTATTGCCACGCACCCGGTAAAATCGTTAGGATTGAATGTCGCTTCGTTAATATAAACTTCCGGTGAAAACGCTGTGGTACTGGAGTTTATCTTTATATTAAAATCCTTATTCAATACAAAATTTCTTGTTCCAATGTTTTCCTTCGATTCTTCAAGCATTTGCCTAAGAAACGACATTTTTTTTATAACACCAAGCCCCGGATTAGACTTTACCCAACTTGTTTCGTTTTGAAACACCTCTGATTCTCCGCCATCTTGCGTATAAAGCCATACAAGCCATCGTGGACGTTCTATTTCTTTGTCAAGAACCCTCCGCGCTTCCTTCAACCTACCATCTAAATACCCATCAATAAAGCCCTCGGTTGTTAATTCGAAATATAAAGGATTGTTTTGAGTTGACAAAGCCTGTCTTATCGGCATGATTGCCGAATCGTCTTTTAATTCGTGGACTTCATCGGACATTCCGACCCGGATGTTCTTGCCCTCTTTCGCCCCAGTCTTGGCTGATATTTTACGAATGTTGCCTTTGTTAGCATAACTAAACTTCCCTTTTTTCTTAGGCTTTTTCGGATTGCCAAAGAAAATACCTTTTATATTCTTGCGCGTTAGCCTTTCCAAAGACGGACTTTGTTCTCGCATGGAATTAATGGAAGTAAATGCCAAATCTGCTTGTTCGTAGTCATTACTACTACAAAGAATCTTGGTTCCAAGTTCCCCGCAAAAAAATTCTGCCAAGCACAAAGCACTTACAAGAGGGGTTTTCCCGTTTTTTCTTGCCACCAGAAACAATACTTCTTGATATTTTCTAACCCACATCTGCAATTCATCATCGTAAATTTCAAAGACATAAATCGCCTCAATGAAAGCTTTTTGGAACAATTCTAAGACAAACGGTTTCCCCGCGTGCGGGGCTTCTGAATGTCTGCATTTAGTTTGTATAAATTTAATTCGTACGCTTCCATCGGTGAAATCAATTTTTATGTCAGGATCGTCAAAATGTTCAAGCAACATATCAAGTTGCTGCATAAGTTCATGACCAATTAGGATCTCACCGGATTTACATTTTTCGATATATTCAAGCAAAAAAGACTTAGGGTAAATTTGTCTTAACTCTTCCGCCGTTTTCAAGGCATCACCGCGTTCCATAAAAAAGAACGCTTTAAGCGCCCTCTTTCAAATTGTGTATTTTCAGATAATCTTCATAGTACATCCAATGCAAGGGTTCAACAGTTTCGGGATGTTTGCCAGCTGATTTTTGTTTGCCTCGGCAACAAGCCGAAACACCAGCAGGAGATACCCCGCAAAATTCACTTGCTTCTTTAATGGTAGTAAAAATTTTGCATGTGTCCAAGTTAATGACCGTATTAGCTTTTTGGTTGTTGCGCCCGGCGTACTTTCCGACTTTAGCAAGGCTCATTTTCTTGAGGGTGTTTTCCGAACGACGTTTCCCAAACATTGGATTTTTGTTTCCGCTATATTTTCCCATCTTAATTTCTTTCATTTTTGCAATCGTTTCTTTAGAGTGTTTCCTTCCGTAAAAAGAATTACTGCTCCCGGTATATTTGTTAATGCGCGAATTGCTAATTTTCTGTTTGGTTTCTTTCGATCGGGTTTTCCCAAACAATGGATGTTTTTCTCCGGCGCGTTTACCCGCCAAAGAACGGCTTAACTTTTTTCTGGTTTCTTCGGAAACTTTTTTTCCTTGAAGTGCCGCGCTGATCTTTGCTCTCGTTTCCTTTGAAGGGCTTACACCAAATAAATGGTTTTTAGATCCGTGTTGAGCTTCACTCATTTTTCTAATGGTTTCTTCCGAAAATTCCTTTCCTGCTTCGCCACCCGTTGTTTTGTTATATCCGAACTTTGGGTCAATAGAACGATGGAACGCTATTAGATCACATTCCATTTTCGCCGCATCGGCTTCGCTCAGAGAATCGGCCAATATTTTATGTTCAAACTTATCCCAACCATATTTTTTAATTGCTTTATAAAAATGTTCGTTACGTAAATATCCGTTTCCGCAATCCCAACGTTTTTCTGGTTTTCTACATGTTATTCCTATATACTTTTTACCATTTGTTTTGTTAATGTGCATGTAAACTGTATAGCTCTTTTCCATGTTCTTACCACCTCATAATTATTATAACACAAACTTCATGCAGTTGCAATATCTTTGTTGAAGTGTTATACTAAACAAGAGGTGATAAATATGGCAGAAAACAGAGGTCTGAAAACGAGAGTCCCATTATCCAGCACTATAAAAACCGAATTGCACGAATGGTTAAAACTTTACTCGGAAGAAACAGGAATACCCATATCGAAAATACTGGATAGGTCAATCGAAATGTTTAAAAAGTCTGCTAAATAGTGGGCTTTTTTTGTTTGAGTCTTTCCCCCCTCACTCAAATTCCTTCATATCCTCGTCCTCATCCTCGGCCATTCCCTTATTAAGCATCCCGTCAAGCTTGTGGACTATAGCCGCATAGCTCTCGGTTAGTCGTGCATATTCCTTGACGGCTGGAACCTGCTTTTGAATCTCAGGATGTTCCGGGTGAATCTTAATTGCCCCAGACACACCTATAGCTTGTTCTAATTCCCAACAAATTGAATGTAGAAAAGCCGCCTTTTGGACTAACCCATCAGCGGCTTTCTGCGTTTCGGGAGTTGTTGCAACAAATAGCTCTTGCCATTTATCAAGCTCGGTTTGAAATTCGGTTTGTTTTGACATTATCCAATCGCCACCCAAGAAGGAGCTGTTCCATCGTGATGAAGGGTGCTCGCAACCGTTGGAGCTGCCAGCCGTACAATGTCTTTTGAAGCGTCAAGGTAAAAAATATCGCCCGCCGCCGCGCCACTAATTGCCCCAAAAGCCGCTAAGACTTGAGCATCGGAAACTCGGATTAACGTACTGCCTTCTTGCAGGTCAAACGTATTGCCCAAATTAGCTAACGCAGTTATATCAGCATATACGGTCGAACCTGATTTAGCGTGTACTGTATTTCTTGCAGCTTTCATGTTCATAAGCTCGCTTGTGGAATCCGCTTCAAGATTTAAAACATTGCTATCTACGGAACTGCATCCGGGGTCAAAAAGACTATCCGTAATATTAATTGCCGGAATTCCATAGTAGGCACCGCCCGTCAGATACACGCCGCCCCTTATTCCGGTAACATTAATCGCGCCGCCTGTCCACAAAGTATTGTGCCCATAAACCTGCACGTAAGAATCATTTTTTTCTGCATCTGTTCCGGTCGCTTGAATGTTCCACGTAACGTCGCCAGAATGAACATCTTTAAGTTCGAGCAAAAAATGCCCCGCTCTTATTTGATTTATAACTGAGGGTGATACAATATTGATATTACGAAGGGTCAAATGTTGAGATGTTGAATTAACAGTACCACGATAACCGGCCCCTGTAACGCCGCCGTCACCTGCAATAGTAATAAAATCTTTTGTCAACGTCAGATCGCCTGTATAGGGCAACCCTAGTTTTACGCGGATTTCATAAATGTTCGATGCGCTTGTCCCAGCAGGAATTGCGTCATGCGCCGCCTGCAAATCTTTAAAGGGTTTGGTAAAGCTGCCGTCCGGCGTATAACTATCAGTCCGGCCATTATCGACATAAATGGTATTATTGTTTTGAGTCGTTAAATATTGGTCGGTATTGCGTAATGCTGTTCTCGAAGTACCCTCGGTAAAATACAAATTTGTCCCATCAAATTCAAAAGCGCCGGCGTTTAAACCTAACGCCACTTGACCGGCAGGTACTAAATCAGCCGCCCGTAATTTAACGCTACTCATTGGCAAACTAATCGGCCCATAACCATCGTTTAGTGTAGCCGCCCCGCCAACTCCGGTACTGGCATAAAGCAATGCAACGTCGTAAAAAACGCCTGCTCCAGTTATTGCCGGTGAGGCCGTTGTAACAATAGTGTTATTTATCAAACTAACTGTCCCGGTCGAATTAGTTGTGATAACTGCAACCGTTCCGGTGGTCATCGTAACTAGCGCAATTAATGCTGATGCAGTGTTGGATACCGTAACTTGGCCATAAATTGTATCCGAAGTATGTGTGAACGATACCGCCCCTCCGATTGCTAAACAGATATTATTGACCCCGGCAGTATTTAATTTAAAGCTCACCCGGTTAGCGATAAAGGAACCAGCCGCGCCGGTCGTGCTATAAAAGCATCGCGCAGTTGCCCCAGACGTAGTGACGTTACAAGTCCCATCCTCAAAATAGATTTTTGAGTTGGCGTTAGTGTTAGTCCAAACAATAGCGTCGCCAGTCCCGGAATTTACACTTGATCCACCAAGAATCTGGAGGTTTTGAGCGCCGGTTCCGGAAAATGTTAGCGTTACGCCAGTGGACGATTGTAATATAATACCATCAACAATAACCGTCCCGGTAAAATCAGCCGTATGATTTCCGGTAACATAAACGCCAAATTTAACCGGTGAAGTTAAATAAACCCCAGCTTTTAATGCCAAATTTTCGGCATATGTCCCAGGAAAAATCATAATAGCCGTTCCGGAACTTGATACATCAATGGCTTTTTGAATCGTCAGATAAGGTAAATTGGCGCTCCCATCACCGTCTGTATCATCGCCATTTTTGCCGACATATTTGTAATTGTCCGGTAGCACCTGACCGGCCCCGCCTGCAATATAAGCCAATAAGTCAGCAATATTCACTGTTGAACCACTCTCCTTTAACATTCTCCCGCTCGCCGGGGACATTACATTAATATCCATTTGATCAGCTCCTTATGATTGTTTTTGATTGACTTGATTAATTGCGGTTTTAAAATTACTATGAAGTAAGGAAACGTCTTTATATCTGTTGACTTGGTTTAAAAACTCATTTATAACCCATTTGGGAAGTATTGGTATCAATTCTTTTTGAAATCTGATAAACATATCAATTGATAATCGTTGACCATTTGCCATAAAATAGGCGGGGTTGATGAAATACCGGGTTTCGTCTTTTGAATCTTCGCGACACATGATTCCAAGACCAATCATTTTTGAAACAAATCCCTGGGAACGCCTTTTCTTTAACCCGACAAGATCGCCGATCTCCTCAGCAGTGTATGGAAGGATTTTACTTTTACCGCGATATCCAAGCATATTGTTTTTAGCTATCATCATCTTCGCTAATCGCGTCATTTTGCCAATATCGCTATCGGTCATGGCTTTGGGAAAAACACTTTCGGAAATTATTGTTATTCCGGATTTGTGAATTGGAATCATATATCCCTCATCTTCAATTGAACCTGTAAATGAAACGCCTCCGGTATTGCTGTTGTATCCGCTTTTAAAGCTATCATATTGTTTAATTATTCTTTTTTCGGCCTCATCCAATACGGCCTTTAACGAATCCTTGTTTTCATCTTCGTAACGTTCCAATTCTTCAACAAAAAAGTTTTCCGCCCCGTGTTTTCTAATCGCATTGTGAAATACATAATTATCAGTTCTGTTTTCGGCGCATCTAATATGCTGTTTGAATCTGATCGATATGTTTCTTAACGTCTGCCCCACATAAACTTTCCCATTCGTTTTACAAGTTATTTTATAAATATAGCCAGTTATCATATCAATCATCCTCCTAATGATTTTCTCCAATTAATAACCCCGATCAGGCGGTGGAGTTCCGCTTTTCGTCCCGTCGAACTAGATCGGGGTTAAAATCAATTATTTCAAATCTCCCCATCTAACATTGCCAGCCACCCGCACCCGGTAGTTTTTGAACATAGTTTTTAAAACTTTATTGATCCGTTGCCCCTTGCAAAATATCCATGGATTAACAAAGTATTGCCTGGTATAACTGTTTTTGCCTTTGTAAATAATGTCTTTCTTAATTAAATCGGATAACGTACGATATAAAGCCCTCGTTGACATCCCTGTTATCTTTTCTAAAGCTTCTGAATCAAGCTCTCTGCCGTTTGGATATTTAAGGCAACAATCTTCATATCCGACATATGGCGCGATAGAAAACAAAAAAGCCCTCTCGTTTTGAGAAAGCTCTTTCATTAGTTTAACTATTTCGTTTACATGCCCTTTGAAATAATTTTCCAATTCAAACGGTTCAATAGAATTGTTTAACTTGCGTTTCTGCTCGTTCTTTTTATATGCTTCAAGCGATTTTGCCCTTAAAATCCTATCGCCAGGAAACATCCTGCTTTCTATCTGCCCCGTTTCTTCATCAACAATAATTCTGCCCACCATTTACCATCTTCTTCCTGCATTTTGCCGCTGGTGGCAAAATCTTTTTCGGCTTTAAGCTCAATAGTACCAACGGTTTGAATCCATTTTAATCATGTTCTATCCCTTTGTAGTAGATTCAAGCTGCCTAAAACCTCAACCCTTTTAAACCCTTTTCTTCCTGTATTTTTGATTATCGTAAGGTTTTAAAGTGTTTCTGAAATCATAGACCGAATTTCAAAATTTAGGGCGTGCGTGAAAATCTTG